TTTGTCCAGAGTTCTGAACAGGTCTTAATGCACCATTGTTCTTAAGTGTATAAGCAATACCACTTAGAGTTAAAAATGCTAGTTGGTCCATTCTATCAGCCATTGCGTAAGCAAGTGCATCTCTAGAATGTTCTCTAAAGTTCACAACAGATTTCTGGTCGTTCATTCTACCTGAAAGTCTATTAGCGAATCTTAGTTGATCCAATTGTACTACTATGTCGAAAGCTCTTAATGATTCTTCATTACCTTCGAGAGTGTTGTCTCCAACGATACCGTCACCAGTCATATCGGCTAAAAGAGTTAATACTGCTCTAGCTCCTTTTTCTGATTGAGTAAGTTCAGATATAGTCTGAACCATTGCGTTAGATCCGCTTCCCGCGAATTGGTTGATGAAGGACATATTCCTAGCGACACGCCAAAAATCACGCGACCAGATGGTTAATTGTTCACTGGTCAACGCGGCAAAGTTTGTATTTGCCATGATAATTCTCCTTATCAAAGTTGTTTAAAAACCAGTCGTCTTTTGGAGCGACTACCTATCCGTATACCCATTATCGTAGGGGGAACGCTCTCGTTGTTTGCGGATTACGAATCCGGTTAGTTTTACGCTCTAACAAGCGAAAAACGATTTTTTACAGGAACGACCCTGGTAAGATATCGCTCTTACGTGCGAAGTTATTTAATTTATACCACAGTTTATCCGAAATCACCACGCATTCTTCGTAAAGTTTCTGCGGGTAATGCATCAAACTCTTCTGAGGACAATACATCTAAATCTATTTTTTTCTCAACTTTATTTTTTCCTTTTAGGGTAGGGGGTTGAGATTCAGCAGCTTCTATCTTTTTAGTAGTATTAGCTACTTTTTTCTTTTCTACTATTTTTTCGCCAACTGCATCTTTTTTTAATTCTTCTGTTGGTACGGTAGGTTTAATTACATATTTAGCTGCTTTATCTAAAGCATCTGCTCCAGAAAAACCTTGTATAATAAATGCATCTCTTAAATCCATAACTTCTTGGGTCAAAGCTTCATTAAAAGTAGCGCTGGTTTCATCAAGCTCTGGGTGAGAAGTTTGTAATTCGATAGCCTTATTTTGTAGGGCTACAGCTTCTGTACTTTGTTGTACAGTTTGGCCCATACGTTCTTGCACTTCAAACAACATAGACTTACGTTCTGCATCTCTAATTTCTGCTCTTAACTCTGCGGCTTTTGCAGCTTCGCCATTTAAAATGTGTTCTTGGTACTCTATTTCTTTAGCCCCAAAATCATAGTCAGGCGCTTTATCTATTGTTTCTACCGGGTTAGTTGCTTCTTGTAGTTGCTTTGTTAAAGCTTTTTGTTTTGCAAGAACTTCATCAAACCTAGATTTTGGAATCATGGGTTCTTTTGGTTCTGGAGTTCCTTCTTGTACTGTTTCAACAACCGGTTGTGGATCTGAGTCATCGTCTGCCAATACTGTTTCTTCTCCTTCACTTTCTGCAACTGTTGGTTCAGTTTCAACTTCTTCTGTTTCTCCTTCCTCAACCTCGCTTTCTTCCGTTTCTTCTGTATCGGGGGTGGGTTCCTGTTCTTCAACTTCTTCAACTTCGTCCTCCTTGACGTTTTCTGTTTCGTCTTCTTCGAGCTCAGCTTTAGGCGCATCTTCAAAATTAAGATCAACTTCAAAAGGTTTTGCATCTTCTTCTGTTTTTTTATCTGCTCCCGGCATGCCGTCAAACATTAGCTTGTCGTCTATTTCGTTAGTATTATCTTTTTTTGCCATAATTAATTACCTCCTGTGGTTTTCATGGCTGCAGCGGCCATTTTAGCTGCTGCGGCAGTATCAGTTTGGCCCTTTCTCATATCATTTGTTAAGGCAGATAGCCTTTCACGTAGAGAAAGTTCCTCACGTTTAGTTTGAATTTTACTTTGTAATTCAGCAACCTTCAACTGTGGGTCTTGTTCGGCTGCTTGAGTTTTTGCAACATTAAGAGCAGATTCTGTTTGTAATCTTGTTACTTCTGCTTCTAGTTTAGCAATCTCAAGCTGCGTACTTCTAATTTGTGATTCCATTTGGAATTGTTGTAATTGTACTTGCTGTTCTGTAGGGGGTGCAGTCCCTTCTTGCTGTCTAATTCTTTCTGCTATATCTGCTTTACGTGATAAATGCGAGTACTCTACTATCATATCATTTGGTATTGGTACTCCTACACTTCTTAATTCTATGGCTTCAGCAAATTGCATTTCATCAAAATTGTCTCTAGCTGGAGCAGTACCTACAACAACGTCATACTCTCCGATGGTTAAATCGTTTATGACCATACCCTCTGGAGTCATTTGATTTACTTTTAATTTTTGTCTTGGTTTATAAGGATCTGATTCATCGGTGATTTGAATTATACGTTCTTCTGTATAGTAAGTTTGAATCATCTGTAAAACTTTTTCTGCTAAATACTGTCTGGTTTTAGCTAAATTATCTAACGGTACTTGTAGCAACAAAGATCCTCTACCTTGTTTTGCTTTAATTGCAACACCAGAAACTTCTGGACTATCTAAACCAAGCATAGCATCTGTAATACCACTTATTTCTTTTATATTTCTAGCTGCTTTTTGTCCGAGCCTATCTAAACCTGTAGGTATTTGGTTTGGTGGAATTTTACCAGGAGGAGTAGAGCCACGGTTAAATTCTAATACTAGCCCTGTTTCGGCTCCATGTTCTTCAAGGTCATCAGCTGTCATACCAGACAAAGATCCAGATTCTACAATCCAACCGCTGTTTGCAGTTGTGTTCACAATGTGCAGTTCTTGTGAAGTTATCTTGTTTAGTTGTTCTTGTGGTGACAATAAATTTCTTACCATCCCAAACGGTTTGCCTCTACGAAAGTATGGGAAATATGGCACGATTGTAAAATGGTCATACGGAGAATAATCATCAAAGAGTACTACAGTATCTGCGGTCACTGTCCAACGGACTCGTCGCATTTTTTTAGAAATAATATCTAGACCATAATCATCAGCAAACTGTTCTCTTTTCTTTTTGCCCCAAGCGTTTGGTATCTTTCTTTTGTCCCCAGTTACAGGGTCAACATAGTACATACAATCATCTAGTTTGTAATACTGTCTTTCTATAACTCTAATAGATCTGAGCATTCGTGCATTCTCTGGATCCCCTGGGTATTGTTGTCCGTAGTTATATTCATCTGTGTCTCCGTACCTAGACTCTTCGAACTCCATAGAGTCGGCACCTAAAGTTGTACCCGTTTCTGCAAGCATTCTTAATTTATCTGCTTTACTTTGACCATAGGTTTCTTCTATTTCATCTATGCTCATCCATTTGGTTTCAAAAATTTCATTCCATGTTCTTGGGTCATAGTGTTTTGCATCTGGGTCAATAAGAATATCTAATGGGTCTTTTGCCTCAATTCGAATTTCACCATTTACATGGTCATCAAAATCCACACGAACATCAAAATACCCTCTGTCTTGAATAAGACCGTCGGAAAATATTTGAGCTTCTATCCAATCTAATTTATTGTTGTCAGCTATTTGCGCGTACACTTTAGTAAGAACGTCTGCAATTTCTTGGTTGCCCCCACCTCTAGGTTTAAATTGTATGTCTGCTTTTTTTGTACTTTGTTCTGCTAGAACAGCATTAACAGTTGGGAGTATAGTATTTATAGTTAGAGCAGGTCGTCCTTGGTCATCAAGCTGTTGCATATCAAACTCGTCCCACTGTTCGCCACGATAATAAGCATCGCATTTTTTTGCCATGTGAATATAGTCTTCGTGGCCATGATCTCTAGCACGTACATAAGCATTAAACTGAGTTTTTGCTAGGGTAAGTTCTTCCCCTTTACTTAGCTTCTTTTTTGGTTTTTTAGTTGTATACGCCATTTATGCACTCATCGCTGATTTCTTTTTCGAACCCTTCGCTATTAATTCTAACCTATCTCGCCAAGAAGGTACATGTTCTGGTGCTTCATAAAAAGTAGCGTATTCCATAATCATTAAACCAACCCAAGCCAAAGCGTCGACCTGATCATCATGCACGCCGTTAGGAAAACGCAAAAGTTCAGCAACCATTGTTCCCGTCCAGACAGAATCGGAAGGAAAGTAAACTTTACCTTGCTGCATTCTACCTTGAATAGCTCTTGCTCTTGCTTCTTTATCACGTCGCCCTACTTTTAAATCCTTAAAATATGCGGAGTGTAGTCTACGTTCTGCTACACGTTTTTCTAAAAACGGCCCGATAGCCATCTCGATATGGCCTCTCTCAATACCAACAATACCAGGTCTCCATTGTTCATACAAATCCAATATTTTTTCTACTAGTTCATAGCCATCGTATTTGCCCCGAACAAGGTCAACTACGAACATATTATCGTACTCATCTATTCCAACAACTAAACCAACAGAAAAATCGTTTCTATCTCTTTGCCCAATCGCCAAGTCCCACGCACAATAATATCGCATCTTATCATACTCGACTTCATCTGGTTCAAAATACCTAATCATATCTCGGGTAAAGTAATCGCCTTCATCTGATACTGGATTCTGTTGGTACAAAGCGGTCCAGTCTCTAGGCCCAATAGCTTTTTGTATCATTTCTAAAGATTCTAAATTATAACGTTCGGGGTGCAGGGGTTCGCCGTGAGATCTAAACTCTTCGTCTTCTTCTGCTATCGCTGGGTATTTGACTACCTCCCAGGCATCTGCTCCATCTTCTTCTGCAGTCAACAACTTACCAGCCAAGTCATCATCGTGCCAACGCGTAAGAATAACTAGTATTCCGCCACCTGGAGACAAACGTGTATAAGCGGTAGAAGTATACCAATCCCAAGTTGCTTCTCTATTGTTCTCAGACTCTGCATCTTCTCGGTTTTTTACCGGATCATCGATCAACAATACGTGCGCACCCTTACCTGTGATACCACCGCCAACACCCGCGGCTACATAACCACCGCCTTCGGTTGTTTGCCAGGATTCTACAGATTGAGAGTCTTTATCGAGTTTTGTGCTTTCAAATACGTTTTTGTAATTAGGTTCTCTTAGTACAGAACGGACTTTTCTAGAAAAGCTCATGGCCAAAGATCCAGAATACGAACAACTAATGAATTCGTGTCCTGGGTTACGTCCGAGATGCCAAGCAGGAAAGGCGATACTAGCTAAGGTTGACTTTCCGTGCCTAGGGGGCATAAAAAGCATTAATCGAGGAGATTTTTTCTCAGCTACATCTTGGCTAAATTTTTCTAGCCTTCTGCAGACATCTTTATGGACCCAGCCTGCTTGGTAATCGGGGTTAAACTTTTCTACAAAGGGCAGCATGCGTTTTCTTGCTAAAATACGCATTGCGAGCTCT